CCAATCCGCGAACCGCACGAACATCGAGGACAACATCAACACCTTTTACAGCATCTACTGATGAACGGATACATCATAGTCCTACCCGAAGGAACGCTAACAAGCGAGAAACGCGCCAAATCAATTACGCGCGAACTCTACAACATCACAACGCCGCTCGCTATCCAACAGCCGTACCAAAAGGACGGAACTGTGTTCGGCGTCATCGTGCATCCTGACGGCGTACAACACGCCTTGCAAGTGGATACTTCCTACATCATTCCCGTCCACGAACAGGCGACGCTGGAGAAACTCGTATCCTTGTTTCCTGAACTGAGCGACGCGGAACGTTTCAACCTGCAGTCCTACGTACTGAATTCTAACTCGTTCCCGTTTGGGCACATCGTACCGTCTACGACTACCATTCGGGATCAACAATACATGATTGAACATGGCTGGCTCCCTGAAGAAGATATTTAAGGTTCTCTCCCTTTTCATTTTGGCGGCGGTAGCTATCCCGGTCGGGATTGTGTTTACCGTCCTCGACGCTCTACTCTTTACCGCTCAAAACCTCGTGAGAACGATTTGGAGCCTCATATACGGCTTCTTCGCTTGCGTAAGCAAGGTAGTCTCTGTTTGCTCGGGTTCGTTCCTTACAAAGGCTCTAACAAAGCGAGGGGTTCCTTTCGGTACGCATTCCGTCTCTGCGGTACTCGGAGCCAACCAAAGAGAGAAGACCCTCTCCAAGTTGGGGACGTGGCTTGCGGACTACCTCGATAGCATCGAGCCCAACCACTGCAAGAAAGCATCTGAAAAGGCAGGAATATGAACGACACGATTAACGGAATCCTCCAGTACTTCGGAGCCATGCCTCCGCCTTACAACCCCCTTTACGACCTCAACAAAGACGGATGGGTTACCGTCCTCGATTTACTCCTCGCCTTGCAATGACTTACAACATCTTCTACCTCCTCAACTGGTTGGCCTGCTTCGGTAGCAAACAAGAATATAACTCGTATTACGACGTAAACGGAGACGGCTACGTAACTGTTTCCGACCTCCTCGAACTCCTGACGCTCTTCGGCACTACGGTATGAAGAACTTCAACGCGGTAATCATTGCTTTTGCCGATGAGGTAGTGAAGTCTGCACGCCGCCACCTCGGAGGGCGTAGGATAGGCAAGAACAAGAGTTACGGCGTAGCTACGGGAACCCTCAAACGCTCGCTGTCTTACCGCGTGCGGGTACGTGGAAACGATATTCGAGAGGTGACGTTTGGGGCGAGGGGCAAGGGAGATAAGTACGCTTCGTTCATTCATTGGGGCGTAGATGGAACGCGCAAAAGCCAGAAGTCCCCATTCTATAAATACAAGTTCGAGAACCCTTCTCGTAGACACCGCGACGCTTTAAAGCGATGGATCCGCGCAAAAGGCATTCGAGCAAGAGACGAAAAAGGCCGCTTCAAGAAACAGAGCGCGGATTCTTTGGCGTTCGTACTCGGTCGAGCCATAAAACGTAAGGGAATCGTCGGCCTTCGGTTCTATGAGAAAGCCTTCGTAGCCGTCTCCGGTCGCTTCAGTAAGCAAATAGGCGACGCGGTAGCGGAGGATTTAAAGGACAAGTTCAAGTTGAAACTCGGAAATATCACAGTGAAGTAATGGCATCAATCGACGCATCACCATCTTTTCAATGGTGCCCCGCAGGGCAAAAGCTCATCTTTACCCTCATTCCAGATATACCCATTACCAGCGCGTACCGCTTCATAGTAGAGGTTTTCGAGAATAACACGGTCGACCCTATCGCGAAACTCTACCTTACGCCCAACCCGGAAGAAGTAGCGTTTTTCGATTTGGCAGAAGTGGTGAGGGGGCGCGTAGAGGTGGACTCGTTTAAATACGGCACTACCTCGACCATTCACTCTATCAACAACAAGGTATTTACCAAGTCGAACGAAGGCATTAAAAAATACGTGGTCAAGGTGGGGCACTTCAACGGGAGTACGGAAACCCCTGCGGAAGACGTTTCACAAAACTATTACCTCCTCGACGGCTACGAACAAATTTCGGCGGGGTACGATCCGAGTTTCGATGACTTTTACGGAGAAGCCTCGACGCGCAAGTTTTGGCTAACCGATAGGGAACCCGTAAACGACGTAATCGAGGTAACCGCAGGGATAGAGGATACCGGCGTTTTCTCGTTCATCAATACCGACGATACAGGCTCACAAGTAGGGCAAATCATAGTCACCGCATACGATAGCGACGGGGTAGAAGACGGAGCCGCAAACTACACTATCGACGCAGCAACGGGGGCGCAATCGCCCGGAGCCGCAGCCGCTTCTTTTTGGTATGGAACCCTCATCCACGCCTACCTCTACCCCGCTTCGTATACCCCTCTCACCACGCTCTTGAACAACGTCACGGGCGGTTGGGCTTACTACGAGTTGAAGCCGGCCACGGCTACAGGCGACCAGCGAGGGAACATAGTTCGCGTTTACAATAAGTGCAGGTACGCGAAGAACGAAGCTGTAGAGCTGGCGTGGGCGAATACCCGCGGTGGGTGGGATTACCTCCGCTTCAACGGCAAGAAGCAAAAGACGGTGACTCGAGAGGAGAAGACGTACCGAAAGATTGTAGGCGACTATAACGCGAGCTTCTTTAGTTTCGCTACCTCAGCGAGAGAAATAAAGCCGTATCAACTCGAAGCGAAGGAACGGTACCAGTTAAACGGCATCCTCACGATTGAGGAGTTAACGCTCATGCAGTATTGTATGAGGAGTAAGAACGTCATGGCACGAATCGACGGCCTATGGGTTCCGGTTACCATTGCTACCAACTCGATGCAGGTACAAGAGGAAACCGTTTCTAAGGTCTTCGTTACTTCGTTCGAAGTTGAACTCGCACAAATCATCCGATGTTAAGGTTAACCATTGACGGAAACGATATTGAGTTGTACCAGAACGAGCCGGTCAACCTCTCGTATCAGTTCAGCAACTTGCAAGAAATCAACGCGAGTAGCTCCAACTTCTCGCAGACCTTCCGGGTACCGCTCACCAAGAAGAACCAAGATTACTTCGGGGCGGTAAACGAGTTCGGACTTATCCCGAATTGGGATCCAAAGTCAAAGGTAGACGCGGAGCTTTCGTACAACACCATTCCCGTTATGCGGGGCTTCGTGCAGGTGAAGGCTATCTATGTTCAGAAGGGCAAGTACGCAGACGTTGAACTCGTATTCTTTGGAGAGACGGCGAACCTCTCTCGGGATATTGGAGACGGTATGCTTTCCGAGTTGGATTGGAGCGCCTACAATTTTACGTGGACGTATGCAAACGTCATAGCTAACTGGCAAGCCTCCGCGCCCGCCTTACGCATGGGATTTGTGGACTTGGGTGCGAATTGGTCGCTCGGGACAGACCCTCTATTTGAGTTCCCCGCGGCGCTTTCTGCGGGGTGGACAAGCGGCTTTTTACAAGTAAAGGAGGTAGTCGATACCATTCTTACCGAGGCGGGATATACGTTCGACTCTTCCTTTTTAGACCGTCAAACGGATTTATATATGCTCTGCCACAAAGGAGGGAAGTTCCCTACGTTCGATACGGACGCAGCTACGGAGAACCTCTTCCACGTGGGGCTTACTTCGGACTATACCGCCACGGGTACGGCATGGCAAACGATAACGGCTTGGGCGGAAACGGGTTCTTATTTCGATGCCAACAACAACTTCAACACTACTACGGGGCAATTCTCCGCGCCGTATGATGGTGAGTATAGTTTTCGTTTTCGTGTCAAGATTGATACCCTACCCGCTAACCATGAGTTCCACGTAGCTGTATGGGTCAACGGGGTAGAATACGCCGATATTCTGCAAGGGGAGCCGTCGGAGTTGACCGAGGACTCTACGTACCAAGTGGACTACGCTATCAGCCTCGAACAGAACGACACGGTAGAAGTAAAGTACCATTTCCACAGTTCTTCGGATACGGCTATCCTATTAGGGAACGGCAACGTAACGAACCCTACCACTTCGTTCCAGCTACTCAATATCAACTTCACGGGAGGCACGTACAACCCCGGTTTGAATATGCCGGTAATGAAGCAAATCGACTTTATAGCGGGCATTCAAAAGACCTTCAACCTCGTATTCATCCCCGACCGCAATAACGCGAAACACATCTATATCGAACCCTTCACGGATTACACCGCTTTGGGTGCAACAAAGGATTGGACGAACAAAATAGACCTCTCGAAAGACATAGCCCTCGAACCTACTACTGACCTTCAAGCGAGGCGGTACGAGTGGACGCATTCCGAAGGGAAAGACTTCGTGAACGAGTTAGTCCAAAAGAACGCGAATAGGGTTTACGGAAGGTACCGCGTAGATGATCCGGAGAACGATTTCGCATCTGGAGAGAAAACGATAAAATCCCCGTTCGCTCCGTTCGTGACTTCGTACATACCGGGAACTTCGTTTATCATTCACCGCATGCTCGCAGACACGACCGACGAAGACAAGAGCATAAAAGAACCGCGCCCACGGTTGGCGTATTGGAACGGATACAACCCCTCGGATAACTACCTCTTCTTCGGCAATACGCAAAACAATTTCCCCGATTTCTCCGAGTACGAAAACAACGCTCTCTCGACTGTAGTAAGCGGGTCGTCTTTGCTGTACGGTACGGAGCGACCCTTCCGGGAGTTGCTCGTTAGCCCTCTCAACACCCTGTACTATCAATACTGGAGGCCGTGGGTCAACGAGTTGTATTCTTCGGACGCTCGCAAATTGACGGCGCACTTCCGGTTGACGCGGGCGGAGCTGGCTACGTTTGAATTCTCGGATAAGATTTACATCAAGGATACCTACTGGCGGATCCTGTCTATCTCTTACGACGCTACTTCGGAAGACCTTGCCAAGGTGGAGTTGATTAAGGTTCTCGGAGATATTCGAGATTGTGCGTGGCTTCCGTATTCGGTCGACAAGTTCGGCCAACTCACCTTTGAGAACGCCGCCGGAACTACTTCCACCAGCGTCCCCACGAATTGTTGCGAGCGATACGGGTACGTTTCCACCAGTTCGAACGAATGCTTCCAAGACACGCCGCAATGAGGAATCTCGACAACCACCGTTATATAGGAGAGGCCATCCAGTTACTACAGGC